AATCTATGATAATCCATTAACTGAAAATCTTCAGTCAAGATTAACTAGAGTACTTGAGGTTAAAACAGTAGCTCCTCCTTCTTCTCCAGGCGTTTACACTGTACAAGTTAAAACTGAAAGACCTATCAAATTGTATCCAGGTACAACAACAAGAGTTTGGAAATTTAAAAATATCCAAGAATTTGTTACATCTTTCAATTTCACTTATTTACCAGGAGCTCAAATTAAAGCTGCTTCTGTACCAAATGGAACAGATCAAAGAATGAATGAGATCTTGGATGTACTTTACAATACAAACTTAGCAAGAACATTAGCTGATACGGACGTAATCACGTTCAGATACATCGTAGATACATTCGACGGAGGTATTCAACCAAACTGTAAATATCAACTTACTAAACTTGCTAAAAACAGACAAAAATGTTTAGCAATTTGTAACGTGCCTTCAATGAAGAAATTCTCTGACTCTATTGATCCTAGATTTACTTCAGCACCTACTGCAACTGATCCAGCTCCAATTTTACAAGCTAGATATATTGCAGATGGAGGTAACTTAAGTTTAAATCCTTCATTCACGTTCTCTTTACCTGATGAAGATTTAGGAGCAAAATTCTCAGGATTCTTCTCTCCGTTCTTAACAATCAGAGAGAATGGTAAGAACTTAAACGTTCCACCATCAGCATACGTTTCTAATAACTTCATCCGTAAATTTATTACAGGAGAACCTTATTCAATCGTAGCTGGTCTTAAAAGAGGTATTATCTCTGCTGGTAACTTAGTTGGTCTTGAGTATGATTTCGATATTGAAGATAGAGAATACTTAGAGCCATTCGGTATCAATCCAATCATCAGAAAAAGAGGTGTTGGTATTGTTATCTACGGTAACCAAACAAGCTACCAAAGAACTAACTCAGCATTTAATAACCTACACGTTAGAGACTTATTAATCACTGTTGAATCTGCAATAGAGGAAATACTTTCTAACTATGTGTTTGACTTCAACGAAGACAATGTAAGACTTGAAATTAAGACATTAGTAGACAACTATTTAACTGGAGTAAGATCTGTTGGAGGTATCTATAACTACTTAACTATTATGGACTCTTCTAATAATACTCCTGCAATCATTGATCAAAATATCGGTATTATCGATGTAATCATTGAACCTGCAAGAGGTATTCATAAGTTTATTAATAGAATGACAGTTACTAGAACAGGTGGTATTGCTTCTGGAGGTTTTGCGCAATTTAGCTAATGGATTTGCAAATAAATCAGAGAGAAAAATATATAAAATAAAGACATGGCAGGATTACCACATTATTCAAGTTCGAAAGCTTCGGTTAATAAATTCGAACCAGTTTTCCTTAATCAGTTCGAGGTGACTATTTCACCTCCCACTGGTGTTCTACAAGTTCAAGGAAATCCTGGTAGCGGAAATATACTTTTAGAGCAGGTGACCAATATTTCAGGTTTGCAAGTAGATCAAAGTGCTGGCGAGATCACTCAACAGTACAAATTTGCTAAAAGATACTATGCTGGAGCAGCTCCTCAAAGAACTGGTCTTGATGTATCAATAGGATTTGAAGTCAACCTTGATGATGATAATTCGATGTATGTTTTCAAAATACTTCGTCAATGGTCAGATTTAATTTATAATCCTATTACAGGAGCAATGGGTCTTAAAAAAGATTACACAGGAAATATTTTAATTAATGTTTTTAATAAGCAAGGTGATATTTTTAGAAAGATCAATCTTAAAGATTGTTTCCCTATGGCACCTATAACGGATATGGGATTAAACTATACTCAAGCATCTATTTACAAAATAGATATACAATGGGCAGTAGATTATTTCGACGACGTATTTATATAAATATAAAACAAAATGGCAGGATTACCACATTTTAGCTCAGCAAAAGCAGCAGTTCAATTATACGAACCAGTATATCTTAATCAATTTGAGGTTATTATTCAACCTCCTGTTGGTGTAGCCCTTCCAGCAGGAAACGGAGGAAGATCACTATTAGTAGAAAATGTACTTTCAGTTTCGGGTTTATCTGTTGATAAAAACCCAGGTGTAATGGAACAAAAGTATAAATTCTCAAAAAGAAGATATGCAGGTGGAGCAGTTGATGACACGGGTGTAAAAGTTAGAATTGAATTCGAAACTAACTTAGATGATAATAACAGCAACTACGTATTTAAAACTATGCGTCAGTGGTCAGATTTAATCTATAATCCTTTAACAGGTGCTACTGGTATTAAAACTACATATGCTGGAGGAACTTATATACTTGTATCAATATTCAATAAAGAAGGAGACGTATTTAGAAGAATTAAATTAGTGAATTGCTTTCCAACAGATCAAATAAAAGCAATGGATTTAGATTATACCAATGGTACAACACCTTATAAAGTCGCTCTTTCATTTAGAGCTGATTATTTCGAAGACGTTTTTAATTAAAAAAAAATCAAGGGAATATATAAATGGAGACTCAACAAAGTCTCCATTTTTGTTTGATATTATTTCTTACAAGAATGCTAATCTTAAAATAATATGGACGACAGGTGTGATTCAGAAACAAAAAAGAAGACTTGCCTCAATCTGCTTAATCCTAGCAACATTTTTCAATCCGTTCGGATTCGATATCCTTTTTGCAGCGTTAATGAAATGGACACATTCCTATTGGCATACTGTCGCAATTTTTTATTTCCTTTCGGGATTGTTCTTTGGTCTTTACTTTTTTTTATCGTCTAACAAGAAACTAAAAAGAAAACAAGAGTAAAAGAAATATAAGAAAAAAAATATGATTGACAATTTTGACGATGAGCTTCTAAATGAACTCAACAAAAGAGAAGCTAAATCTAAGTTTGAGTATGATTCTCATCAAAGAATAGAAGAACCCGATCCAGATGTAGAAGACGTAAGAATTCCTGAATGGATACCGACATCTGATAATGTAAATCCAAAAAATTTAGGAAAAGTTAATATCAATAAAACTCCTCTTGGAATGGAGTCTGAATGGAAAAATATTCCCGCGGACACTTTACCTTCTAAAGGATTTGGATATCCAGACGGATTTGAAATTGCAATTAAAGCAGCTAAGGTTACAGAAATACGTCAATTCTCTACTGTGGACGAAAGTGACAGATTAGATTTGGATGATAAATTAAATTCAGTCGTTGAAAAATGTATGAAAATACGTTGGAATGGCGGAGTTTTAGAATCATACGATCTTTGGTACGAGGACAGATTTTTTATTATTATGTCAATAAGAGATATGACTTTCTTGAAAGGAGAGAATAGAATCTTATTACCTATTACAAAAAACTGTACTAAAGAAGATTGTAATATCCCCGATATGATAGAATTAAAATCTAATCTATTAGATAGCTTTGTTATAGATCCAGAGATATTAAAAAGATACAACAAAGATTCTTATTCATTCAAATTTATACCGAAAGATGGAAGTGCAGAAATGGATCTGTATATTCCTACTGTAGGCGTAACTACTATTTGTAGAAGGATCATTTCAGATAAAAAAAGAAAAGGCAAAAAGTTCGACGAGAGTTTTGCAAAAGTTGCAACTTTCATAATTCCTGACTGGAGAGGTCTAGACGAAAGATTATACGATCAATACGAAAGAGCATCAACTGAATGGACACCATTACAATTCTCCATAGCAGATCAGATTAGTGAAAAAATTAATTTTGCAACAAAATCAAGAATCTACACCAAATGTGAAAGCTGTGATGGGGAGGTCACAGCAGATATTTCATTTCCCGGAGGATACAGATCCCTTTTCATTATTTCAAATATCCTTGAGCAACTATTTTGATATTAAATTTAGACTTTGGGAAGAATTTAAACTTTCAATAGATAATTTAGAATCTCTCCCATTTTATGAATATCAGCTATACATAGATAAGCTTAACGAAAAAATAGAAAGAGAGAATAAGAAATCAGAACAGGGTGATTTAGTAGAAGCATTTTCATTTTCAAAGCCAAAAAGTTGATCTTTTTGGCTTTTTAGGTATATAAAATAAAATAATATTTTGGCAGGAGAAACAGGAACACAAGGATCAGAATTTCCAATTTTTAAATCTGGTGAAGGAGCTTTTGATAGAGCTAAATTTAAAGAGCAAGAAAGCGCAATGATAACTCCAACTGGTCAAGTAACGGGGAAAGAAATTGACGATGATTTAAAGAAGAAAAAGAAATCTGCGGATGATGTTATAAAAGAAGCTAATACATTCTATAATAATGAATTTCAAAAAAATCTAAAAGCTTTAGATCCTGCTTATGATCCGGCTATTGTGTATTATTCAGAGGCTTATGATTCGTCAGGAGGAAACAGACTTAGAATAAAAAGCAAAATAGATAAAGGTGAAGCTATAGACGGAAAAGAAATTTTCGAAATGGCTAAAGGTGCAGCTGAGAATAAAATAGGAAATGCACAGATTCTTAAAACTGGTAACGTAACACAAATAGTAGAAAATTTAGGACTATCAAATATAAAAGAGTACGAAAAGTACGATTCAGTCAAAGAGGAGTTTGATAGTAAAGTAAAAGATGATAAACTTAAATTTGATGATCTATTAAGTAAATTTTCAAAAATTGTTGGATATTTTAATGAAACCGGACCTATGGCTGGGCAATCTGCTGCTTCATTATATACACCGGAAAATAATTCAATAATATCAGCATTAGCTAAAATACTAGAAGCCGAAGGGTTTAGTAACGAAAGCGTTTTGGCTATGTCCAAAAGATATGACGAGAATTTATCTAAACTTATAGACAAATCTAAAGGAGGATCTATAGAGTCAATGAAAATGACTAAAGAAGGCGAAGTGGTAGCAGCTACTGGACCTACAGGAACAGTTTCAGAAACAAAGCTAGAAGAAAAAACAGGAACAACTGGTTCTACTGGTACACCAGCCGGATCTACAGGATCTACAGGATCTACTATTGAATCTACAACAAATACCAAAGGAGAAACAGGAACGGGTGGAACTACTGGTGCATCAGTTTCTTCAGCAGAAACAAAATTAACAGAAACAAAAAGCGGTACAGGTCCTACGGGAACTACAGGATCTACTGTTAAATCTGAACCAGCAAAAATAGATTCAGCAAATAGGGATACCAAAGTTAATAGTATGATTAAAGATCTATTTGGTATAGATCTAGGAGCTTCTTCTGGAACAGGTGGAACAGGTGGAACAGGTGGAACAGGTCAAGGTGAGTCTGCAACAGTAAAACTTGCAGAAAAGAAAGCAGAGGATCTTTTTGGTTCACCTAAAGGAAATGCTGGATCTACTGGAGGAACTGGAGGAACTGGAAGTAAAGAGCCAGAGAAAAAAAATGAGGAGACTAAGTTAGAAACTAAAATAGATAATAAAAATGAGAAGGTAAATGAAACTTTACCTGTTTCTACGGGTAAGATAGAAACAACAACACAAAACTTATCTAGTGTAAGCGCACCAGTAGAAAAGCCTAACGAGCCTGAACCTACTGCTACTAGCACTACTAATACCACTACTAGTAATACTAGTTCTAATACAGGGAGTTCTGGAAGTACTACTACAGAAGCTCCGAAGAGCGAAACTACTAATAACGAAAAAAAAGTTGAAGTAAATAAAACAGAAGGAGAAGGAAATAAAGAAATGTTGGAAACTATGAAAAATATGGTATCGTTACTGACACAGCTTAATAGTACTATGCAAGGTCCCTTAATTGTTACCCCTACTAATAAAAAGTTTCAGTAAGGGGTTTACTTATTAAAAGGGATTCATTATATTTGTAAAAATAAACCTAAAATAAAACAGTATGAGTAAAAACTATGAGATTTCGAACGAGCTTAGACAGGCATCAGCTCAATTCCTAAAGGAATATTCGAACTATGAAAAATGTCTGCAGAATTTGGATAATAAGGAAAAATTGGAGTTTACAGAAGATGAAGTTAATGAGATACTAAATCTCCTTGGTGCTTTTAGACTAAGAGACGTGTTTTCAATCGTAGAACGCTATAAAATCGAAGTCACACCTTTAAAAGCACAAACTGATGATCAATCAGAACCTACCACAAGCGAAGCAGAATAAGATCGATTTATTGTACTTAAGAATGGCCAAAGTTTGGTCAGAGAATTCCCACTGTAAAAGAAGTCAGGTAGGGTGTTTAATAGTAAACAATCGTACAATAATATCCGATGGATATAATGGAACTCCTTCAGGATTTCCTAATCAATGCGAAGATTGCGACAACAACACCATATCAACAGTTTTACATGCGGAAGCTAATGCTATAACAAAACTAGCTAAGAGTACAAATTCGGCGGAAGGTGCTACATTATATGTAACCCTATCACCTTGCTTTGATTGTGCTAAACTTATAATTCAGGCAGGAATTAAAAGGATAGTATATTCGGAAGTTTATAGAAAGACAGATTCTTTTAAACTTTTTGAAGAAGCGGGGATAGAAATAAGAAGATTAGAAATTTAAAAAAATTGGAACCAAAATGGCAGTAAAAAACATTCAAGAATTGGCAGAGAGCTTTATGAGAAGCTCATCAGAGAAAGATTTTGTAGAACTATACAAAAGAATCAAACCTGGATTATTAAATCATTGTAAATCTATACTAATAGAGCAAGAAGCTGCAGAGGATGCTGTTTCTAATACAATGGCTAAGATATGGACTAAGATCACACAGTATGATCCAACAAGAGGTAACTTTTCCACCTGGGTATATAATATAGCTAGAAACGAATCTTTAGTTATTAAGAAGTGTGAAGATCGATACATGCCTATTATACAGGAGATGGTTAGAAATTCAGATGATTCAGACGATCATGTATTTCAATCAAGTTCAAATCAAGTTCACGGAGATACCACATGTGATTACGTATCTATGGATAATGATGAGATGGAGGATCTTTATGATAATGTCATAGAGAAGATGAACAATCTTCCTGAAATTTATAAAGACATCCTTTATGATAGAGAAATCCTAAGAATGAAATATCAAGAGATTGCAGATAAGCATGGAATGAAGAAAAGAGCTATAGCTACAAGAATCAGAAGAGCAAGATTAAAAGTAAGAGAAATGTTTCCGGGAGTTAATTTAACTTTTAATGATTAATGTAACTTTTCTTATACTGCAATCTAAAATTAAGAAAATAAAGAAGTCATGAAATATCCATTTAAAAGAGTTATAACTGACATAGGAAATTATTTCTTTGTGAGAAGAACCATTAAAAATAATATGGGTTCTATAGAATGGGAAAAGTTCAAACTTAGAGTAGATTGGGTTGGTAGAATTTACACGGTTATAAATTTACCACCGGAAGTTATTTATTCTCCAGATACTCCAGAGGAAATAAGACCTGCATATATTATCGAAGAGTCTAAGCCATTGAACGAATATCTCACTAAATTGGGATTGTCAGAAGTTATTTTACCAGAGATAACACCAATACCAAAATCAGTTTCTTATCTTATTACATATACTCCTGCTTTTCAAAGATTATCATTAAGGTGGATTATTTATAGAATTTTATTAATTCTATTAGTTACATATCTTCAACATAAATTTGAATTAATATCTTGGATAATTGGATTAATAAAATCGCTATTTGATGTCATCTTCTAATATAGAAATCACAAGAAAAGCTTATCCATGGGGTAGAGCATATATTGTCGAAGGAGCTTTTGAAGCTCCTTTAATTTTGCCGTCTGTTACCACAGTATTAAAACTGGTAAAGAACGAAAAATACGAAATGCTCAGAAAGCAATTCGGTGAAAAGAAATGGGATAAGATACTTCATGATGCTGCAGAAAGGGGAAACGTAATGCACAGAATGCTAGAACTTTTCTTACTAGAATGGGCAAAAGAAAAAAACGTAGACAGATCGTTAAAGAAAGCACAGATATTTGCAATAGAGGAATCTAGAAGAGATGAGGGTAAATTTGATAAATATGTAGTTAAAGGAAGAGATCTTTTTTGGAATTTTTATCACGATAAATTTTGGGAGAATATCTTAGAGGTCGTAGATAATGAAGCTTTCTTATATACAACGTTTAAGGGCGGATGGGCTGGTGCATGCGATTTCGTTTATAGAGATCTTGAATATAATTTAATAGTGGAGGATTTTAAATCATCAACCTCTCCAAAAGACGAAGAAGATATATTAAGTTATAAATTACAAATAGCAGCTTACATGTTTATGTGTGCTGAAAAATATAAGGAAGTTCCTAAAGTTGGTAAGATACGTATAGCAAATGAACAGACATCTGATATACAAACATTTGAAGTACATGATTACGAGCTAAAAGATTACCTTTCACAGTTCATAGATTTATGTGAAAAATTCAGAGAAATTAACAATATCTAAGAAACTTTCCATTATAAATAACCTATAAAATATAAAAATACAAAATGGCAAAAGAACCAAAAATGAAAGTTATTCAAGAAGAAGCAAACGAAGTTGCTCTTGAAAAATTCATCACTAATGTTGATCAGGATAAAGTTAACTCTATTAAAAAAGATCTTGAGGATTACAAAAAGAGTCTAGCAGGGAAAGAATATGCTGTGTCTATGACACCAGTTCTTTTAGATAGATTAGATACCTATATGAGAACAGAAGTTCAATGGAGATCTAAAGAAGCTCTTGGAGTTAAAGAGATCTTAAAAACAATTGAAAAATCAAAGCAAGAAGGTATTAAGGATGGTGTTGCTTACTTCAATAACTTAGAAGTTGAAGCTTCCCATTATTTTATCTTGAAAATGGAAGGAAAAGGAGAAAAAGATATTAACGATTTCGTAGCTCTTTGGAAAACTTTTGAGGAGACTTTAGTACTAATTCAGCAAGATAATATGGTCGTTAAAGATCTTGAGCAACAATTAGCTGCTGCAGAGCAAGGAATAGAGTTAGAATAATAAACTTCAGACCCCTAATATATAGAAAGACTAGGAATATTCCTAGTCTTTTTTTTGTGGATATATAAGACATGAAGAAAAAATTGTTGCCTTGGCTCATAGCACTTTCAGCATTATCAGTATCTGGTTCTGCTGCTTTTTATTCTGTATCTGGTTTAGGTAAGATGTTTGCTGGAGCAGCTACACAGGTAATGGTACTAGCAGGAAGTCTAGAACTTGCGAAATTAGTTACTGCATCACTTTTGTATCAGTATTGGAAACAGCTAAACTCATTCCTTAAAATATATCTTTCTATAGCCACTCTAATATTGATTTTAATCACGTCTGCTGGGATTTACGGGTTCCTTTCATCTGCTTATCAAGAAACAGCATTTAAAGTCCAGAATCAGGATAAAAACATTGAAATATTGGATAAGGATATTTCGATGATGCAGACTGAAATTAAGAACTACGAATCTCGTATATCACAGAAAGACAGCAGACTAGCTCAGCTCACGACAATAAGAACAAATCTGCAATCAACACAGGATGTTCTTATAGAAAAATCTAAATCTACAACAGCGGTAAGAAAACAAATTACAGATATAGATTCAGAAATAAAAAGAATGGACTCAGAAATATCATCAATGAATGATTCAATATCTTCTAAGAATGTAAAAATAGGAGAGATCGAACGAAATAAACTAGGAGTAGCATCTAACTCAGATTTAGCAAAAGAAGTTGGCCCATTAAAATATATAGCTAATCTCACAGGAAAAAGCTTAGAACAAGTTGTAAACTGGTACATTATTGTATTAATGTTAGTTTTTGATCCATTAGCAATAGCATTAGTGATTGCAGCAAACTTCGCTTTTGAAAAATCTAAAGATGAAGACACAGATCAACCAAATGATATAAACGAAGACAAAGAAAAAAAAGAAATCAAAATGAAAAAAATCTGGAATAAAATGAAAAATATGCTAAATATTTTTAAACGCAAAAAAACGATTACACAAGAACAGATAATTAATGACCCTATAGAGCACGAAGAATTAATTATAGAAAACATAATAGAGGAAGAAAAAATATTAGATATAGAAATTCCAACCGAAGAGGTTAAAATAAACGAGGTTGTAATGGAAAATCCAATAGAGCCTAATATTATATTAGAAGAAAATAAAGAAGAGGTAGAGAATAAAGTAGAAGAAAAGGATAAATACAAAGATAGTAATCTTTCTATCGAAAAACAAAAAATGCTTAGAGAAAGATTTAGAAATAATCCAGGGTCAGACCCTTTAAAATTAAGATGATAAAACCTATTTATACTACAAATCCGGTTTACATTAAATATTTGGATTGCAATCCTTCAGTCTATAGAAGGGTTGGGTTTCAATCTTGCAATTTAGATATAAAAGAGGGATCTAATGTTCTTTCTACAATATCATTATGTGATTTTAAGCTAGAATCTTTAGGAAGTTCTGAATTAGGCGGATGTGGAGGTTCATTAAAGAAAAATGTAACATTAAGTGCCTCTGGTACTTATACATTAACAGCATCAGAAATCGGGCAAGCTCAAGGAGAGGTGCAAATGATAGTAGTAAAAGTTACTTATCAAAAAAATCATCCTGTTGAAGACCAGCTTGTCTATTGGGAATATAAAGGAAATGTTTATCCTCTAAATAGCTTAATGATTCTAACAGGAAGAACACAGGCAGAAATTCCATGGCAAGGATGGGATTTAGGATATTATTCAAATAATCCACCAAATCCCACATTTAGTCCGGAGATTTTTCCACAAATATCGTCACCCGATTTAACATTCGGAGGAATCATGTTCAGTAATCCTGATGATACATATAACATTGAACTAGAAATATTCGTTTTTAACTAATGGCTACACCACCTACAGTATGTGATACAATACAATTTGAAGGAGCAATATTTCAAAGATGTAACTTACAAGTAATAAAGGGTACTACTATTCTTCGAGAAATAAGTCTTTGTGATACCAATATAATTTTGAATAATTATACATCTTTTAATGGGTGCGTATATGGTAATTCGAGTCTTATTCTTAATTCGGAAGGATTAGGAGAGGTATCTTTTATAATGATAAAAGCAAGTTACCCTTCAACACTCCCTGTATATAGTAGATTTATTAATATAATCTATAATGGATCATATCTGCCAATGTCAGGAATAACATTACTAACAGGAAATCCATCCGACCTTTCGCCATATTTTTTAGGAAGAGGCTGGGATTTAGATCCAAATGGAAGTGATATTGAATCACCTTACTTTGATCAAGGGGGTATGCTATTATATAACCCACATTCAGTTAGGGTAAATGTTGAGGTTATTATTGGGGGAAATTAAATAAACAATATTGAAACTTATTATTATAAAGAACATTAAATAATAACAAAGAGGAATCTATAAAAGAATAGATATATACTAAAAAAGCGAATTAAAAATGGAAAAAAATATTAATCCAGAGATCAACAGATTAAACATGGAAACATCTAAGCAAGCAGCTGATTCTTTAAGAGAATGGGCAGGATTAGGTGCTTCTCAAGCTCCTGTTGCTTCCTCATTTCTTAATGGCTCAACTGCTCAGCATTTAAACGAATCTGCATTTCCAGATATGTCAACTAAAGCTTCTAAAAGAACTTCTTTTAGTTTTGGTGTTTTAAATACTGTTTCAGCATTAAGAAACTCAAGCTTAAATGAATTACCAGCAGGTAAAATACTTTTAGAAAAATATAATTACCTACTAATTGATAAAGGAATTTCTGAATCTTTTATTATTGAAGGTTTATTAAATGATCTTAAATCTTTCTCATGGGAGAATTCGGTTAAAACAGTTTTAGAAAATTTAACAAACACCTTTGAAAGTAACAGAAGAGAGGTTGAAGTTCTAAAAACTTACGAAACAATTAAAAACACAGCAGGTAGAGAACTTTTCTCTGATGCTACTGACCAAATGAAAAATTGGTTATCTTCGGAAAAAAGAACATCTGATACATTAGTCCACGGATTAAAAAGATTTGGATTTAACCCAATGGTTAGAAACTTAGTTAGCTTCCTTTCAGTTTATGAAAATCAAGGATCTGGTAGCAAATTCAATGTTGGATTTGACAATAATGTTTGTGAGATTAGTAACATTTATTCTCCTGTTTATGTCAACGAAAATGAAGTGGTATTCTATTCTTCAGGTAAATTCTTAAAACTTCAAGAATCTGAAGGTGCTATTTATGAATGCGAAATGGAAGAGGTTCCTGCAGAATTACAGAATAAAGCTTCAATACTAGCTGATAGGGACATTAGAGTTGAAAACAACAGAATCTTATTGTCTTTAGGTAATAATAAAATTGAAATCTCTTTTGCAAACGAATCAAAAACTATTTTCTTTGATGGTAAAGAAATTAGAGAAGAAGATTTACCTCTTGCAGTTAGTGTTTCTACTAATAACTTATTAGAAAATTCAAACCATAAGATCAATAAGGCAATATTTGTTGCTAAAGTTGCTGATGAGATTATCGATTTAGATTTTGGTAAAAAGATTAAATCTAAAGTTTTTGAAGGAGTAGAAGCTAATATATTTAAAATTGGTGGAACTATCTACGTTCAAACAGTTAATCCAGCAATGAGATTAAATAAAATCTATGAAGCTAATGCTACTCAGGCAATCAATATCGTTAAAGACTTTATTAAATATGATATCTCTGAATCATTAACAGAATTCTTAGAAGGTGAAGAAGCTTTCTTAAGTGTTATGAAAAATGACAAAAATGAAATCATTAAAAATATTGATATCTTAGAAAGCGAATTAAGAAAATTAGATGTTGTTAAAGAACAAAATCCCCTTATTTCTAATTCAGATGAATTAATCTCTTTAGAAGAAGGCATTGAAAACGAAATCGAATCTTTAAAAGACAGATGGAATCAAATCAATGTAGAAATTGAAAGATTTGAAAATAAAGCTAAAGACGTTTCTTCAAGTATGAACGAAGATCTTGGATATCCAATTGATACTGAGGTTAGAGTAAAAAGAAACGGAGTTAAAGGAAGAGTAATTGGAGTAGATGGAAGCTCTAAGACTTACACTATATTATTTAAAGAAGGTAAGACTGGTGAATATTTCTTCTCTGATGTAGAAGATCTTTCTGACGAAGTTAACAACTACGACATTAAAACTCCTGATTTAGATCTTGAATATACAGATGCTTTAGCTAATGAATCAAATCAAAATTTAGCAGATGCACCAGGTGCTAGAGGAAGCAGCTTCAAAGATAAATCAGTTATGAATCTATCTAAAAAACATATGTCTGCTGCTCCCAATAAAAAAACTGGATCATCTCCAAAATTTATAGATAAAGATTCAAATTCTAATTTTGGAAAAACACCTAAATCTGGTAAAAAGACAGCAGAAATTC